GGGCTAGCACAAAATAGCTTTCTAAAGTTAAGATCACTTGGTACCTGCCCGAGGTTTGGATTACGGTGAGCACATCTATGTGTGTTAGTAGCAACCGAACAGTGGTGGTGAATACGGTTACCCTTGACTAGTTTAAGCCAAGCATTCTGTCCCTCAGACAACATACCTAGTTGCTTAGTAAGCTCTAGGCAGCGGAAGAACTGTAGTGCCTCCTCTGTACCAATATCTTTGAGAACAGTTTCATCAATGGCAGTCTTGCCACTTGCTGTCTCTTTATCGGGTATCCAACCATGATGGTTCTTCATGACCCATGCAATGTGATCACGACTACCAGGGTTGAACTCCTTTAGCTTAGTGAGAGGAGCACCTGCGACGTATCCCGTTGTGCGGTTAACTCGTTTAGGAGTGAACTCTCTGTCTTTAATGAGAGGGTACCTGTTGCGTAGTAGCTGAGTAAGTCCTTCAAGCTCTCCTCGGAGAGTCGATTCAAGTTCCCATGCAGCTCTTTCATCAAAGTACCACCCATGTATCTCCTGCTCTGTGAGGATTGTTGCGACATCATGTTCTAGTTGGATGAAGTCAGGTATGGATGGAAATGTTGCCATAACTTCTGTGTTACTTTTACGTCTTGTATGCAGTAGTCCTGCATTTCTTGTGACCAGTGTTTCCAGTCAGTGTCTTTACCAAATTCTCCTTTGTACACGCCTAGCCTGTAGCCGTATGACTCTAGTGAGTGACGACCTAGAAGCTTAGGTGGCATGTTACCCCACTTACGCTTCTGATCAGTCTTCAACATGTCAGCATGATAGATACGGCTGAGAACCAAAGTATCCACAACCCTAGCGTTGGGGCTAAACCAAGGGTAGAGTTTACGGAGAACAGGAATATCATAACCGACAATGTTATGGCCAATAAGACAACAGGCATCTTCGAGTAGTTGAACGCCTTTTGTAATTGGTTGCTCACTCCCCTCATCATTGAAGACAAGAGTCTGCTCAGTGTCAAGATCATAGATGCCGATACAGTGGATCTTGGTAGCATCATTGTATAGACCGTCTGTTTCTAAGTCAAAGATTAGGTTCACTTACCTGTCCACTTGTAGGTCTTATCAACGAACTGTGCTCGCTTGATTGCCTCAGGTGTAGGGGGATTAGGTGCCTTCAATGTAAGACCAGTAGGGAAGTGCAGGTAACGCTCACCATTAGAAGTCGGTGGAAGGGTCGAAGTCATTAGCTTCAGTCTCAGTAAATTTACAAGTATCTAGGTCATAGGTCAGCTGACAAGCTACACCTACTTCCCCACTATAACGGTTTTTGAGGACTCGCACAGTCGTTGAAGAGCCTCCTCGATCCGCTTGCTGGTTCCGTTCAAGCGCAATAACTCCATCTGACAATTGAGCAATAGCTGCCGAACCTCGAAGCTGTCCAAGGGTGACTCGGGCACCTTCTTCGTGGTTTGTGTCATTGGATGTGCGTCGTAGGTGGGAGACAAGGAACATAGCGATACCAGTACGCTCTACAAGAGAACGTAGCTTGGTCATAGTAACATCAATCATCCGCCTCTCATCACCCTCCAATCCAGACATAAGGATCGAGAGGTGGTCAAGGAAGATGACCTTAGTATCTAACCCGCAAGCAAGGTATTCAATTCGGTTATAGATAACGTCTGGGTCGAAAGAACCGAAGCCATCAAAAAGAAACAGGTTCCACTTAGCAAGACTGTGAGTATAAGCTTCAGTGAGGGCATCTCTGTCATGATTACCAAGGTGTAGTGATTTACCTACAGCAGCGGACATCAGTCCCAAGGCGGTTCTACGGTTACTTTCTTCAAGTGCCAAGTACCCAACCCGTTCTCCGTTGTTAAGAAGGTGAGTTGCGAGTTCACGGCAGAATGAGGATTTACCAATGCCAGAGCCTGCAGTAATCGTAACAAGCTCTCCGTACCTGATTCCGTGAAGCTTTGCCTGTAATCCTTGGAATGGGTAGTCATGATCAGATGGTGGGTTTGGTGTTGTTACTATCTCTAGTAGGCTTTTGCCATCGACGATTCCATCTGGACGGTAAGGCTTCGCGTCCCAAATAGCTCGACGAATCGCTTCAGTGTCATTGACCTGGAGAGCGTCTGACGCATCCTTGTATTCCTCAAGTCTTGCGATCTTTGTCTTGCCAGGTGGTAGGACCCCTGCTGCGTCCTCCGACGCCTTACGGCCCGCCTCGTCATTGTCGAAGAACAGGACAATCTCCTCATAACCCTGGAGCCATTGGAGAGCCCGTTGAATCGACTTCCTTGCCGCTGCGGCACCGCTAGGTAGAGATACCATCGGCCACCCCGGCATAGCCTCACTACATGAAGCTGCATCGAGTTCCCCCTCAGTGATAACGACTCGTTTTCCAGTGGCGGGAAACAAATGTTGTCCAAAGAGTGTTCCAGGTGTTTCTCCTTCATAGGTGAATAGCTTGCTCTTTGTCTTTACCTTACATCCTTTAACGACTCCAGCATCGTCGAAATAATAGAAGCGTAAAACGTCTCCGTCTTTGTAGATCCGGTATTGTTGACAAACCTTTTCTGAGATGTTCCGCTTTTGCAGCCGCTCGGCTGAACCTCGGAGTTGGACATTGGTGGACATTGTGTGATTGTGAACATCGCCATCACCTTTGGTGTAGGCGTTACATGAAAAGCAAAAAGTGTGGCCATCTGTGTACAGGCTAGCTGCATCAGATGACCCACATGTATCACACGGTAAGTGCCTGACGAACTCGCTTTCGGATGTCTGCATAAGTTCGTGCTTGCTCATCGTGATACTCGAACCATGAGTCTAGTGCTTGATAGAAACCTTGAATGATGTTTTCTGTGGTTGCTGGGTTTGTGCTATCAACATCAGCAAGGTAGTCACTGAAGCCATCAGCGAAGAACTCAACAGTACCGTACATAGTGGGGCGCATTACTTTTGGTGGTAAGTTTGGATCAGTTGCTCATACCCCTCAAGGGCATCATCAAAAGCTTCGATGATGTCATTAGGTGAGCTTGTCTTATCGAAGGCTTCAATCAAGGCGCTAACGACTTGACTGATTTCTTTTACGTCAGCCATGAAATAGGAATCGAGTGGAAGGAACACCAAGGGAAGCCATGTTTATCAGCCCACTTGGCATAGGTAGTCTTAGATCCTTTATAGATCTTGTTATAAGGTGTTTGGAATACGAAACGAATATCAAGGTCAGGATGTGCTGCCTTAACTGCTTTCATCTTACGCCGATCCTCATCGGTAAGTTGTCCCTTGGTCTCTAGGTAGATACCTGATGGGAGGAGGAAGTCGGGCGTGTAGTTGCATTGCAGTACGTAAGGTACCTTGGTTGATTCGTATTCGTATTTAACACCCAGGTTGGTGAGAAGATCAGCGACCTTCTCTTCAAGTCCTGAGCGGAATGCCATCAGAAATCGTCATCCTCGACGACATCATCACTAGCCTCAGTAACAGTAGCAGGTACTGAGCCAGCCTTGAAGCCAGTAGTCTGACCGAACAGTGCAGCTACCTCAGTGTTACCAAGCTCGCTACGGTCGACACCAGCACCACCTCCAAGCTCTACAACTTGTACACCTACAAGCTTAAGACTAGTGCCATAGGTGACACCATCCTTGAGGATGTAAGGTTTCTGTTTGAAGGCAAGCTTAACCTTACTGCCACTATAGACAGGCAGGTCAGCATTAGTGATAGGTGTGCCCTCACTGTCTACAACAGGAGGACGGTTCTCTTCATTCCAGGAGAACTTAGTCTTGTACTTACCCTCAGTAACTTCTTCCCAAGGCTCAGGCTTCAGGACGCTACGCTTAGGATTCTTCAGTTTCCCTTCTGCCCACTTGAGGGTTTCTTTACGATCCTCCTCCAATGCTTCGATAAGCTGGGAGTCCAGGATAGCAGACAGTGAATAGCCAAACTTAGATGGTTTCAGTACAGCTTGGTAACCTTCGAGGACAACAGGCTGTTGAGTAACGTGGATTGGTTGTGACATTAATGGTAGGTTGATAAATAGTTAATAGCAGATTGGAGAGTAGAGATATTATCCCCTAACAATCCAATAGCTACATTACATGGGTGGCAGAGTAATCCTCTTACCTCCCCAGTTTGGTGACAATGATCTACAACTAAAGGTTGGTCACCTCTACGTGAGGAGGTGGATCCACAAATTTTACAAGCGTCACTTTGACTAATTAACAGTGAGTCGTAATCTTCCTGTGAAATTTGGTATCTACGTTTGATAGACCACTCTCTGTTCTTAGCCTTTTGATCGGCGGTTGCATTACGTTCCTTGTAATACAAAGATACGCAAGCTTTACAAGTAGGGCGGTACCCATCCTTGTAAGCAGATCCCACATAAAACTCAGTGAATGGTTTAACCTCAAGGCATTTGTTACATACTTTCATGACTAGCTGAGTTAGAAAAAGCGTGCCTCCTATCTATGGAGGAGACGCTAACTCAGCAGAAGAAATACGTACTCTCAATAACGGTCTCTGGTTCTAGATCACCAATGATCGGTGGTTCAGACTCTGCACCAATGTACTTGGCAAAGTCTCGTAGGTAATCATGCTCTGCAAAGAGGTGCATGTATGTCTCTCTGACAATAGTAGACAGGGAGGACATATCCGTTGCACGGCAAAGCACAGAATCATGGATAAGAGCAATGGGTGCATCAAAGCGTAAGACACTCAAATGTAGCAGGCTAGCGTCGAGTGAATGGATAAGGTTAGGAGCTGTTGCATTCTTGTGGTGATTAAGGTCGACCTCATCAGTCTCCCCAACTGCCACCTTCATCTTACAACGACCCAGTAACTGTAGCTCCATAGACTGGAACTGTTTCTTGTTTAGCTTCTGGTGTACAACAAACCCAGATGGTGTTACCCATTCCAAGTGTTTAGCACCACGCTTAACAGCAGCAGCTACTTCAGCCTCAATCCATTTCATGACAGCCATAGGACCTGGTACGACCACATCCATAGCTGACCTGATAGCTTGAACAACTTGAGTTAGCTCTTCCTTCTCAAGCTCTATCCCATCCTCCAAGAAAGCCTCTTTAATGTAACCCCTGTTGGAGTAAGGCTTAGCATTGTAAGGGATGGTCATAACACATCGCTTGGTCTTCTTCC